TCTGTTAATAGTTCGATACGATCTGGTTTAAGAGCCATGTTAGTTCTCCGTAATAATGTAGTAAGTTATCTGACCTTTTTACCTATTTTAGTTTTAACAAAATCAATTAATGCTGCTCTAGTAGATTCAATTTCTGACTCTGAGTCTTCGCTACCAACGCTAAGATTAACTTCGTCTTCAACTTCTACTTCTTCTAGAGTTGAAGCATCTACTGATTCTGCAACTTCTTCGGCTTCGGCTGGTTCTTCTGTTTTTACTTCAGCCTCAACTTCTGATTCTTCTGATGCCATTTTCTTATTCATGACTTCTTCTTTTTTTTCTTCTTTTTTAGGCTTCATAGCAGCTAGTAGAGAAACCATGCCATCAAAAGCTTCGTCACTAAGAGATTCAAACTTTTCAACACTAGCTGTTGCTAGTTCGTCGTCTAAACCTGCTTCTAGAAGAGATGCTTTTCTATTCATCATTTTTTCTTTACGAGCCATCTCAGCTTCTTTGTCTTTATAAGCAGCAATGATCTCATTGGCAGCATCAAGTTCTGCCTTCATCTTTTCCATTTCGTCTTTCTTCTTCTTCATCTCTTCGTCATACATTTTAGCTGCTTCTTCTTTTTCGGTTTGTACTGAATCTAGAGCTGCTTGAGCTGCTACTAGAGCCTCATCTTTTTGAGTAATAGAAGCTTCTAGTTCTGAAGCTTGAGTTTTGTATTGATCAACTGAAGCATAAGCTTCCTTGACTAATTCTGAGCAATCATTCATGGCTTCTACTTTCTGTTTGAGGTCGGCTAGTTCAGTTTCTAAATTCATATCGTTCTCCTTTATATTGGCTTGATTAGAAAATACACCCATTTCTGTAAAAAGGTTATTTTTTTCTTCTTTATTTTTTTGATTATCAAAACTCAAAAGCTCTTTTGTAAAAATAACACTATCAGGATTAGCAGGTTTATCTACAAATCCTTTACCACTAAAAGTAATGTTTCTTAAAACTCTACCTATCTTATAGTCTTCATGTTCTCCTAGTCCACCATATGCTTTTAAATGTTTTGTTAAATATGCCGTATTCTCATCACGAGCTAAAACTTTATATTCGCCAGTGTTTTTATTTGTAACACCATAATCAAAACCATTAAAAAAGCACTCCATACTAACATATTTATTTCCTGTTTCTATTTCAGCTATTAGTTTTTCTGCTCTCTCTTTTAATTCGGGAGTAGTAAAAGCTTTATAAATAACTGATCCTGTTAAAATATGAAATTTTGATGGAAGATCTTCTATATTTATATCTTCGCTAATAATATCGCCATCGTCTGTAATCGGCCAGTTAGAAATTATATGACCAATTATTTCCCCCTCATTGTGTTCGAGATTTGTAGGCTTATGCTCAGGAGTAGCTTTTGCTTTCCAGACTTCTGCTGGATCAAAAATATCATCATTTTTATTCCAAGAACTAGAAACTAAAATTGATTGAACATAATATAAGTCTTCATCGTTATATGAAGCTATAGATTTGATATTTTTAAAATCTTTTTTTGAAATAACATCAAAAGGTTCAACAACGCTTGCGTATGTAATTGATGCAGAAGATGTTAGCTTTTCTTCTAGTCCATCAAGTTTTTCTGTTTCAAAAATTTGCATAGTTTACTCCTTAGGTATTGGATGCTGTATTATACACCATGGAATAATAGGAAGCTTTGGCCTGTTTTATTTCTTCTACTGATAGCTCTCTACCCATATCGTATTTTAATGCTTTTATCCAATTATAATAATTAGTTGTAATAGGATTTGGCACATTACTTTCTTCACATACAGAAGAAACTATAGAATTATCAATCTTAGAATTAGGCAATAGGTTGAGCAGAATATTGGTTTTAAGATTTTCTAATTCCTGGGACTCTTGGCTTGATAAAGTTCTAAGGTTTTTCTTCTGACAAAATTCTAGAAATATTGGGTTGATTATGTCACTAATTTCATCTTGTGCTGACGATGCCCATAGTAATAATTTTGCTCCAGTTCTAGGAGAAAATTCTCTTTCTTTTCTTTTCTTTGTATCTTTAGAAAGTTTTGGCCGTCCCTCACCAGATTCTTTAGGCAACGACTCCGAGGACGGATCGTTGGCCAACTTCGTTGGTTTTGGATTAGGAGTAGTAGCTAGTTTCATTTCAAGCGAAGTTTTTTCTCCTGGTTTCTTTTTAGCTAAATCCAAACCAACTTGACTTGGAGTAGTTAGTCCGAGCTGTAAAGAAATTTTCTTTAAAGAATTCTCAAACTGAGGATCATGCCAAGGTCCAGATTTTTTAACCATTCTATCACTCTTTCTGTCTCTGCTTTCTCTATTTAGCCTGGTTCTTTCCATATCTGGATCAAAACCAAACTTGCTTTGTAATAATTCGTCACTAATAAGATTTCTATCAGCTAGTTGTATAAGTAAGGCTTTTTCTGCTTCTTCGTTACTTAGATCCATTCTATCAAATTCGATCCTAGCAGGAAATCTAAAGCCCATTGCCTTTTGAACTAGTTCTATTTCTTTTTCCCAAAAATTAACAAGTACATCTCTACCATATTGTAGTCTTTGTGTTAAAGTTTTAAGGCTTATGAAATTATTAGTAGTTCCAGAAGCACCGAATGTGCCAGTCAAAGTTGGAGGAATTCCTAGCCCTGCATAAACAGCATTTAAGTGAGGAACGTATTTACCTTCTCCAAGAAATTGATGTACATTTGTTTTACTTTCAATTAGCTCAATGTCCGGACCCCATACAAGGTCCATTGTTCCTCCGCCAACATTGTTTCCTAAAATTTGAGCCAACTTAGCTGTGGCTGCCTTGGTAGGAGCAATTTTATGTTCTAGACTTCCAAGCTTAAAAATTCTTATATTAGAAATCGCACCGTCAAGAGCGGACATATCTGCTAATTTTAATTTTTCTATTACTGTGATATCGTCCATAATAGAATAAATCATTGGAAAGGACCATCCCTGCCAGTCGTCTTTTTTATAGTGAAAAACTATTGTTTTTTCTGGATCTAAAGGATAAGGCTTTTTGGTCTTTGCTGCTTCTATAATTGCTTGCGGTAATTTAGCTATAACGGCTCTTTCGTTTTCTGTTTTAGGATTATTGATAACTTTTCTTAAAGATGCAGGAAGAACTAATTCGTATCTTCTGTCATGAACAAAAGAAGATAAAGCTCCAGCAGAAACTTCTACAACAGCAGGATCGATAAAAGTATATTTCCAAGGGATAACTCTTTTTTCTACTTTTATTTGGTCTAGATCTGCTACTTCCATATCGGCAACAGCAACAGCTTTATATAGTTTCTCGCTTGCTTTTAAAGACAGTTTTGCTGTTTGTCTATTTATAACTATATTGCCAGTTTTGTATAGATTATTTAAAAATCTTTCGCTTCTATCTTTACCATGAACTTTTTTGAACCATTGTCTATAAAAACGTTCTATCCTTTTATTTTGATGAACTAATTTGATTCCTTGAACAGCAAAATCTCCCATCAAATCAACTACATTTTTTACTAACCCAACTCTATGATAAATATCTTCTGCTCTTTTTAAGATCAGTTTCATGCTGCGTCTTGGCACAGCTTCATCTGGTCTAAAGAAATCGTAATCTGTTCTGGTTAATCCTGGTCTACCACCAATAAATCCGTCTAGATTAGAATAGTCTAAACTATATCTACGACCAGAACCATAAGCATGATTTAATCCAGCGTATTCTTCTAAAGCTTCAGAAGATTTTTTGGATGCTTCAGCTCTACTGGTTGTGTCATCTCCCCAAAAAACATAAGCTTCTTGATTGGCTAAACTAGCATCTGCTATTGCTTCACTTTTAGGATATTTTTGTGTCATATTTTTTTATTTGTAATGTAATTAAATTGCAATAATAATACTTTAACTAATACACCTTATCTGTAAACACCTGTAAAAAAATCGTCGTCTACATTAGAAAGCCACTGAGCCCCCTTATATACTGAACCTTTGTTGGGAGCTATATCAGCAAGATTTCCCCCAATGACATCATAAGAAACAGGAACTAAAGCCCGATTCATTTGTCTTGCTAACATATTTGCAATAACCAAAGAACTATAACGGTCTTTTCTAAGTCTTCCCTTTTTGCCTCCGCTAAGTTTTACTTCCGGAGTATCCCATCGATCCCTAGATCCTGCTCCTGTACTAGTTTGGGTCATAACGATTGTTGTAAGCTCGTTTTTAAGCTCTTCTATTTCCAATATACAATCACTTAGATTGTCATAAATATTGTTAAAGTCAGAATCTAATATATCTTTACCTTCTTCGTCTAAAGCTAAACCTAGTGTCAAATTATCAAATCTAGGAAAAAGCAATAATTTATCTTCTAAGTCTTTTCTTAATCCGTGATTAGCTTGACTAGTCCAATCTGCTCTGGCAAATTGAACCAATTCTAAGATATGTAATCCTGGCTGATCATCTGTTTCCTTGCTCTTATTAGGGTCTATTGCTGGCCATATAAGATTCTCTCCCTCTTCCAATTTACCTGGATCATGCAAAGCTTCTTCTATTGATACCCCACCACCCTGTGCATCTATTCCAATTCTTACCGGAGGAAAAACTTTCATTAGATTGCGAATTTTCCTTGCACAAAATGCATAGAAATCATGCTCTCCAACTAGTCCTGTTTTCTGTCTATCTTTAAAATTACTTCTATTTGTAGTCCAGACATAAACAATTCTATTATGATCTGGATGCATCTCTATAACAACTATACTAAAATTATCTTTTTCACTAGCAGGGTCTATGCCGTAAATATATTGACTATTTTGGTTACCCTGAACTACAGCATCAAAAATAATAGGCTTGTCGTTAATAATAATTGGATTTTCACTGTTAACAACGCAACCTTCTATTAAACTTCTCCTAAAGAATCCTTCACTATCTTTAACAAAACAAGCAGCATACTCCATATTATAAATACCGGTATGAATAGTTGCTTTAGCTCTAGTTACCTGTTTATCATCCATGAAT